TCCAGTTTTGCAAAGGACGATATACTGGCTCATAACTTGGGTAAAGTGGGCTTGCCGGAGTCCGAGGAGAAGGGTATGTCCCAATTTCTCCCTCGCCAGTAGTTGGATTATGGCTAAAAATAAAAGCTACTCCTTCGTGCTCGGCATATCCAAGAGGTAAAAACCCATCCGTTAGCTGAAACTCATTTGTCATCCCGCCAACTGTCACAACAACAAAAGTCTTTCCATCAACACTCCGGTTACGCATATTTTGCATAAACCGCGCTTTGTTGTTGGGAACAATCTGAAGATCAGAGTCCCGGTCAACTCCACCCGTAAATGAGTTTACTTCTTTTGGCATTTTAGAACTCGGGATTTCTTACGGGTACATAGGGGGCGCGGATTAATGCAATCATTTCTTCCATTTCGCTTTGAGAGAAAGAGCGATAAGAAGAACGTGCAGCCCGTTTGGCCTTATTTAATTCATTTTGTACAAATCCAAATTGTTCTCCCGGCAACTTGCCATTCAAGTAAGACTCTAAAAGTTTTGCTTTAAGAGTCCACCAAAAAATAACATCCTCCAATTCATCGCCAATTGTAGGCTCTCCATTTGAATCAGTTTGATAGGCGTAGTACCTTACAATGACAGGAGCAGTAGGACATTGTCCACGAAATCGAATATATCGACCCTCCTGTACGGTTTCATAAGGTTCGCAACCCGGACAATCACGGGAAATACGAAGCACACGAACAGCATCATCCGGCAAGCAAATTTGCTGGTCAGTAACTTCTACTTGTATAGTTTTCATTTTCATGGTATGCGTCAGGCCCATATGCCTGATAGCTTCCATGGCAAACTGAATGGCTTCTTCTCGACGAAGAACCAACGAAGGCATATACGTGCTAACCTTAATCAGCAAATCATCTATAGTGCTCATGCGTCACAGTAAATTACGCCTTCGTCAAGACGTTGTTGAATTCGAAGTTTGTGCTGATACTCCAGCCGAACACGATAGTACCCCCTTTTCCCATTCTTCTTATGCCTATCGGCATGTTGAAGCGGAAAGTTGACTAGCACACAATGGTGCCTTATGGTTGGCTTTAAACCCGGAAATACCTTCCTTGAAGAATAACTACTACGAGCAGCAAGGTCTGCGATATATATGCGAGCATCGCACCTAATGGGCAATGCCAATATACCGGCTTCGTCAATCATCGCTTTCATGGTCTCTTCTAAAAGAAGTTTCATCCACTTCTTAGCCATTGACTTGGCTCTTTCTTCAGACTTCCATCCCAATAAATCCTTATACGAATCAAACCATATTTTACCCTTTTTTAAATCCAATAATTGATTTATTGTAACGTAATTCACACTGTTTAACTTGTAATTACTTTCGTTTACGAAGATCAATAACACTCATCAATTTAGCCCTTTCCCACATTTCTCCGGGCTTAAAATTAGGCATTACACGCGTGGTTGCATTGCGATCATCAATTCGGTCTTGTGGAGAACCCGGCTCAAGCATATTGCTATCGCTTACTGGAATCACTGTTACAAAATCTTCAGTTATCCAATATAGTTCTCCATTTACTGAAATTTGATAATGATTTTTGTTTACCATTTTATGCGAACCATTACAATGACAACCCTCTTCGACTTGCCGAACTTCTGTTCCAAGAATATCGAAATGAGCGCCTTGGGGAATGTAATTTCCGCCAAGGATGGTTTGAACATTTACGCGGAGTTTCATGATTGATTATGCTTAACGCTGGTTAGATGGAGCCATTTGACCGGCAGCGTCGTTTTGAATATCAGGAGGAATATTCAACGTACTTGCAATTTGCTTAATTGATAACGTGGTTAATTTTGCAATATCCTCGTCATCAATTGGATATAAAAAGTCATCAATAGACTGACCACACAATCCATGTGAAGGATTGTAAAGAACAGCCACAAGACGAATTATTTTTACAGGAGGCAAGTCTTTTAATAAAGCTTTGTCTTGAATTAATGTAAAAGCAGGAGGTTTTCTTCCAAATCGACCTCCTTGAGCATTAAATCCACTCAAGGACATTTCTGTAAAATTCATTTGACCATCTACTGTGCCCAAATAAGAAACGGCATCACGTATAGATGAAATAAGAGGCACAACAATATAATTGTGCTTAACTCCGGATTTTATACCATAACATTCAACCTCTCCGCATTGCACTTCAAGGCAGTCTATGATTTGATAATAACTCTGCGGAACACCCGTCCCACGGCCATATTGAGCAATCAGCAAAGCGCGTTGCTGATGCATGACCTGGTCAAGCCATCGGTCACGAAGACGTACATCATCAACAGGAACCTGACCTGTTAGTTGGCCCCGGATGATGGACCGTAATTCTGCGATGGTTGGCATGAAGTGGCAATTTTATGCAGGGCCAAATACAGCCACCAAAATAAGTGATTTAAAAAAGCAGTTGCAATCACAACTATCGGCCAAATAATTACCGATTTCCAAGAAATAATCAAATTAAGGGCAAAACCACCAATCCAAAAAACAAAAGTCCCCCAAATACTTGCCATGCATGTATTGCATAACAAAAGGGGTTTTGCCAGCATTTTAGGAAATACACCCGACCGAACCCGTAAGTCAAGGTATTGCCATATGGGGTAAAGCAAGTTGCCCGGCAGGCTGGCGGCGGAAAGACCTCCGCACACCAGCACTGCCAGCAACATAAGGGAGAATGTCCCTGCTACCGTCATTAGAGACAGCTGATAGCAGCAAGGATTTCCGTATCCCAGTTAGCAGCAAACGTAGCCAGCGTATTGTCCACGTAAATCTCATACGTGGTTTCACGCGTGGTTACGGCCACATCATGAAGATGGGGGTCGCGCAGCTGACTGCTGGTACGGACAGTAAACTTATACAGACACCACTTGGCGCCACGCGGCAGAACCGGGTCGTTGCACTCCATACCGGGCAGGATGGGGAACAGACGAGCGATTTCCACAGCACCAAGAACGGCATCTGCATGCGCCGTATTTACCGTAACAGTATTGCCGGGAGGTACAGCCACCTCAAACCCGCAGGTTTTTTGGGCGCTGGAGCAATCCTTTTCGGTAAGAATAATACCAGTACCACCACCGTTGGCAGCAGCAGTCACAGGCGAATACGGGTCCGCATTCACTTGAGCCACAATGTTGCTGATGATGTTGGCAACAGTAAGAGCCACACCCTCTTCGCCATAAGCATACTGGCGCATATTGCCCCAGATATCAGTAGGCTGATAGACACGGTCGGTGCAGCCTACCGTTTCTACTTTAAGGGTCCACTGCCACGGACATTCGCAAGTAGATTCGGGAAGAGCTACTTCGATTTCAGTTTCCTGAAGCGTACAGGCAGAAGGACAAGCCTTAAAACAGCTGGTAGCCACTACATCGGCTTGGTCGAAAGCAGGCAGAGGCCCATGAGGAGTCGTAATGCTGATGGTAGTACCGCTCAGCACAAAAGAGCTGGCATTAAGACTATCCATCACAATACGAACAGGTGCTTGATTAAGAGACATGAGATGAGAGTTTATGGGTTAAGAGAACGTTCTTGAAGGTTGGTCGGATAGCGTTGGCTTTGTGACACCTCCAAGTAAGAACGCACAGCAACATGAACAATCTCCCTGTTAACACTTGATGGAAGTTCGGGATCAACGGGCTGGTTGATATCAATGTCGACCGGATATCGGATATACTCAACCCTTGCTTGGGTTGCATATGTCGTAGAACCCGTCCAACAACGTATCGTATGACCCGAGAAATAATAATACGGCTCCCAATCAGTCGGTTTCCAATGAGGATCTCGTTCTACTGCCATGCGGCTGTCCCTCGGTATTGGCCGTGCAACAGTCCATCCACCCGGATAAGAACATGGTGCAGGCGTACCATTGGCGAGCAGCAATTTAAATGACACATTCAACACACGCCAATAACCGCGACTGACACCAAGTGGAGGGTTGGGAACATATGGGAGGTCAAATATTTCCGTTTCCGGAGCAGTACCACCCGTATTGTTTATCACCAAAGCCGGAGGCACAAGCACCCTGAAGGTGTCAAGCATCCGGGCATTGGAGTCAACCGCATCCAGCTTGGTTGTCAGATAGTTTATTTGCGCGGCCGAAAGCAACGACGACGCCACAATAGGATCCACGGTGCCTGTTTCCTCCTTTCGGAGAAGTTCAAGCATGTATTCGTGCATACTAAGGGCGGTCGTCATTGCATTGTATCATTAAGAAATACTATCACTGAGCGATTCCTCTTTTTTCCCTCCCTGACGTCCTCGTTTAGCAGGACGTTCAAGCACACCTTCACTATGCATATTCTCTGAACGAAGCTTGCCTACAAGGCTTGCAACAAAGTTGTCATTGGCGGGTTGCTTCAGCCAAGCAATTGCTTGGTCTTCATCAAGTCCAATGCAAGTTTCTCCATTGTAAATGGCATCACCACGTTGAGTAAGCAAACGCATTTGCACACAACGACGGATAAGCACACGAGCTTCAAAATCAGATTTGTCAAACAGTTCAAGCAAAAGAGTAGGCGTATCAACTGCAACGCTATTGAGATAAGCGTCGATTTGTTCCGCCGTCATTCGCATTGCGGGCTGCTTAAGCATGAAAGCAAGATCTGCGCGTCCAGTAGCTGTTTGATTGCGAAGCATTTCCAACGCCTTGAAAACATAATCTGCTTTCTTATTGGTCAGGCGAGCGGAACGCATCGGATCATCCAGCGTAACACGCTGAAGGGATGCGGGATTGTACATCTGCTCATTTTCAACATAGAACTCGCTGGCTTTGAGCATGTCAATAACCAAGCGGTCTGCTGCGTTTCGCATATCGTACTGTTCCCCGGGAAGAATGGCGATTTGCGTTTCTTCAGTAAGTTCCATTGGCACTTTACCAATGGGCTCGTTGTTCCTATCCACTTCAGCAATAGCTACATGGATGGGACCATCTTTTGCCCTACTGCCTTCACGCATCTCGGTCTGGAAACGCCTTTGTCCCACAATCAATACCCCGTGAAGGGCATCAAGGGTTGGCGTTACAAATACAGGAACGTGTTCTTTGTACCGATTGGAATCCACGTTCTTGATCTTGACGATTTCGCTTGTCATTTTATGTAGTATTAAAATCAGACGCGGTAACGGAACAGTTCAGCCACGCCCATCGGGTCGCGCAGAATAAGACCAGTCTCACTCAGCGCATGCACTTGCCAACCATCAACAGGGTGAGCAGTTAATTCCATACGGCCATCCTTGCTGATAGCAGGACCAGCCATACCCGGAATACCGCGCATGATCATAGCACGGTTTTCTTCACCATTGCCGAGAGCAACAAGTTGCACGTTGGCGTCACCACCCACAAGGTTACCGAGGCTTACGAAAATGGCACGACCGCTATTGGGGTTACGACCATTCACAAGTTCACGGGCACCATACGGGTTATCCAGATGCGGGTGATGGCCCACATAAATACGGGTGTCAGGCCAAGGCTGATACCACGAGAAGCCGCCATTTACACCACGCTCACCATCTTTTTCTTGGAAAAGAGGTTGCGGATTAGCAGCAAACACGTCACGCATCATCTCGCTGAATTCGTACACAAACTCACGACCGCCCATTACAGCAACTTCCAGCATACCGCTGTCGTTACGCATATTCTGCATTTGCATCAGCACATTGTGCAGAACCTTGGGGGTCAGGCGATTGTAGCCAAACTTCAGCGAACCTTCGGCAGAAGCCAACAGACCATCACCGCTCACCACTTCACGACCATCGAGGTCGCGCAGATAGTGATTACCGGCAGCGTCACGAGTAGCCTTGCCAAGCAGCAGAGCGCGTTCTTGCATAGAGAACCAATGCTGCATCATTTCAAGGTTTGCACGAGTCTCCCAAGTTTTGTAACCGTTGTGTTCAACAATCACCTTGGTGGCACGGGCAGAACCCGACATGGTGTACTTAATGCGCTGAATGGTCAGGTAGTTGCGATGCCACTCCATACCCGTACGAAGCTCGAACGCATCCGAGCTCATTTCGGGATAGTTGGTGTGGTCAAATTCAATTTCCTTGCCAGCAGCAAGCAAAGTCGGGTCCACAAAAGAACCCGTCCGGTTATACTTCAGGCTTACTTGGTAACTCCAATTACCGGGAGAAACCTGAGAGCGGCTTTGCACAAACAGCAAAGTGCGGTGATCAACAAGTTTCAGCACCATGTTGGGCATAAACTTGTCAGTATCCACCACAATGGTGAACATTTCACCATTCAGACCCGGCTGGGTTTCGCTGGCCGAAGTAAAAGAAACAATCTTACCCTTGAACACAGGGGGCGGACGAAGACCCCATTCGATGATGCTGTTGCCCACCAAACGCATGTTCTTGGCTGCGCCTTCACCATAAATCAGGGACGCAGTCAGGCCTTTGCGGGCCAGCAGCGAGCTGAACATGGTGTAGTTGGCAGCGCCCAATTCAAGGGCGGCAAACATGTATTCGGGTTTGGTCAACGCCATCTGGACAAGGGACGGCACCGTCATCGAAGTATTCGATGCCGGAAGTGCATGTCCTGGAAGAATACGCATGGCTTAAGTTGGGTTTGTGATTATCGAAGAGGTGTATTCGTGCTGAATGCAGCAAGAATATCAGCAGCTTCGGCATCACTTGGTTTTGGTTGTTGTTGAGAAGTCGGAGGAATCATTCCGAGTTGCTTGAGGAAAGAGTCCTTTGCTTCTTCCTTGCCTCGTTGTTGATGCGCAGAAAAAGCTCCTGACTTAAAAAGCTTCCAAACAAGAGCCACTTGGGCCAAGTTGTCTTGGACATCCTTGGCAAATGGACTCAAGTTATTTAACTCTTTGGTCGGAGTCATAAATTCCATCATTTCGGCCTTGATTGTATTGATATGGTCGGGCTTGGCCCAATCCACACCGGGAATCTTGGCTTTGGATGAAATCAAATTATTGATACTTGGATCAATAACCTTTTGGACAAATTCCTTTCGCGTGTTCGGGTCGCTCCAGTCTGGAGTCTGATCTTGAGGTTGGTAAGACTGGAAAGCCTCTTCCTCCTTTTGCTTTTGAGCGAGAATGGAATCACGAAGCTTAATTGCTTGAAGACGAAGCGTTCCATTGTTCGCCATGGACTTGATTTGAGACACAATAGCGTCTTGATCCATTCCATGGGGACGATTTTCAGAACGTCCGTATTCATTTTGATAAGCCAGTGCCACCAAATTCTCATCATCCATTTGAAGAAGACGATCGTGTCGCGTAAGCGAACCAATCGCTTCTTCAATATTCTGGCCCTGCTGGAGGGCATGTTGAATGCGAGCTGCTACCGGATGAAGTTGCGGACGGAAACGCTCTTCGAGCGCCTTGAAGATTGTTTCTTCATCCGCATTATCATCCAGTTGCAGGTCGCTGTATCGCTTTCCAATCATCTCTTTTAAAGAAGACGAGGAAGGCGCTTCCACCTTTGCGGCTGGCGCGACTAAATTTTGAAATTGATTTTTCCCTTCATCAATTCCATTTTCAGTCCCCGCTTGGGTGAAATTATTTTCACTTTGTACAAATCCATTCTCGGAAAGAGATGGAGTGCCAAAGAACTGATCTGCAAATTGCATCGGGTCAACATTGCTGTTGACTTCTACTTGCGAAGTTTCGCCTGTATTCATTTGGTTTCTGATTTGACTAAAGAGCCTACTTCCGGGTCAACGCCCTCCCAATAAGGACTAGTTCGAAAATAATAAGCTCTTATTAAGTTAGTTCTGGCAAAGTTAGGTTCATTTTCAATCAACCACAAAGCCTGAGGATGTGTAATTTTATCAAAATCGATTCGACCCACGTCTGTAATTACAGACAATGGGCTGGAAAATTGATAACCCGGATACAAAATATGATGCCCTCGTACTGTGGCAGGAACAGCCTCAAATACAGCCGGAAGACTTGCTAATGGATAAAAATCTTCCTTGTTTTTATTTACAGACATTATTTTCTTATTTTATTCTTATCCGGCGCTGAAGACAACCCATCACGAGTATTTGCAAGACCATCAAGCGCTAATTCAATTTGCTTAAGTTTTGCCTCTGCCTGCCAACGTTCTTTGTCATTGGCAAGATACTGAAGTTCAACATCGGTATCTTGATTTGCAATTTTCTCCGCAGTTTGAGCTTTGCGCTCCTGAATGCCCATCGCCAACTGATTGCCAGCCTCAATTTCGGCTTGACGCAATTGCAATTGGGCTTGCTGAATTGCATTTTTCATATAATCGACTTCAGTTGCTTTAGACTTTACAGAAGCTTCCAATTGAATCAACCGTTCAGCGGCTTGTGCTTTTGCCTCTTCTGCCGCACGACCTTGCTCAGAAATATTTTTTCGAGCAACACCTTCAAAATATTCAAGACTTTCTTGTAATTCAGAAAGGGTGTTCATATTCATCAACGAAGAAAGCTGAGACAATGTAATTGAACCTTGGGCACTGTAGGCTTGCATGGCAAGACCCATCAATTGTTCCATTGCTTTTTGTTCCTTGTTGCCATCTCCATAAAAAAGTTCAAAGGCCATTCCATCAAGTTCATCTTCTGAAATATTAAACATACGTTGACCATCTTGTCCTAAAATGTATGTCCCACGCTTGCCTTTTTTCCATGCATAAGGAATGATATTTACTATACGCTGAAGAACTCGTTCCTGAATCCTATCGCTTTTTAGCATCAAGGTTTCAGTAGTAATGTTACTTTGAACAACGGCCATCTTAGCGGAACTGTGTGTTTCACGTGTTCCAACTTCACCAAGACGCTGTGGAGGTATGCCAATAATACGACCAGCTAAATTTTGCAATTCAGGAAGAAGATTTTGCAACTGAGCAATTGAATTGCCAAAAGTCATGTCAAATGTTGCAAACGCATTAAATCGCGTTGGACGACCTGACTCTTCTTCAACTTGCGCAGGATTGATAGGCAGCAAACCACGTTTTGCCATGGAAAGCCACTCATCATTGCTCATGTTGGCGGGTTTCTGAGTGATATCCATAATCACCCCTTTCATTCCGCTAATTGCTTGAAGCAATTCAATCTGGTACCAAACAAGTTGAAATAAAATAACCACATCACGAACAGCCAACACACGGCTATATGGACGATTGTCATAGCCATTATAAGCATATCCCACATAAGAGGAATTTGCCCGGGAAATATCACGAATATCCCTATGTTGGAAGGCACAGGGGCGCATATCAAAAAGAATGTCTCGACCAATTGCCGTTGCCCTCCAATACTCTGTTACATACCGGACAATACGTTCATCTCCAGCTTTAAAATCACGTTCGTCAGAAATAAGATGGGTATGCGTAATGGATTCATCTTTTTTGTCCTTGCTTCGACGCGCAAGCACTTTCCTTACAGTTTTCCACTCAACTTCAAAAACCTCGACAGCATCAGATGAAATTGTCATTGTACCCGAGTACACATCATCTGCGCAACCAGTTGTTGAGCCACCACTTCCATCAAATAAACCACGGGCAATTTCAACTGCAACAGATTGACGACGAGGAAAACGCTTTATAATTTCAGAACGCTGCTCAGAGGTTAAACGGCCTCCGTATTCGGCAATAATTGCCTCTGGAGACAAATACCGACGCTCTGCAATCCAATTAGCTTGGTCTAAATAAGTAGAATCAGGATCAGCCTGATACCAAATGTTTGATGGAGAACAGCGACGGAAAGAAGGGTCGTCGCCCATATAAACATCATTGATGCGATAAATCTGATTGTCAACTATCAATTGGTCTTTAAACCCTTCTGAAAAAATATCCTTGTACTTGTATTTGTTATTCAAATAAGTAAGCGCGTCATTGATTTTGCTTTCTCGAATTGTTTGTTCCGAAAGCTGACGCTTTCGTTCCATTTCCTGTAATTCTTCTCCAATCAAAATTTCATCCCTACTTAATTCTTTTTCAATACGAGAAAGCTGAATTTCAAGAGCCATTAAGGCTGTTTGGTCTTGCTGATTTTGAGCAGCTTCTTCGCGTTGCCTACGAATGCGTTCACGAGCAATGGATAATTGTTCTGCCTTTGCATCAATCTTGCGCAAATAAACATCTACAATTTTTTCTGCCCGACGTTTTGCCCTTTCTTTTATTGTGTTTTCATCAACCGCATAAACACGCATGGGCATAGGCCTGCTTGCTGCAGTTGACTCAAGAATATCAAAATAAGGCTTGACAATGTTGATCATTCGCACTCGCGCAGGCATTTGATACTTGCCCACGCGCGTGAGATAGTTATAGGAGTTTTGCTCTTGATGACCATAATACAAGTCATAAGCAACTCGCTCACTATAACGCCCTTCCAGCGAACCCCAGATGTTATTTAGAATGGAAGAAACCGTTTCACGGCACCATTCCTGAGAACCCCATGTCGAGGAAAACAGATGAGTCGTCGTTTCCATGGAAATTCGTTGGGTGTATGTCTCCGTTGGAAGAGATGGTAAAGTTCGGCATTTCAAAGGCAATTCGCGGCCTTGAAGCTGCAATTGCCTTTTTAAGAACCAGTTGTTCCATGGAGCGCAAATTTACAGCAACAAGTGCCATGGCAATGGTTCGGTCAGAGTTCATTTCTTTACGATACCTAATTAATTCATTGATATCTTCCAAATCAAATAACTTGCGAATATTAGCACTTTTATCGCGAGCTAAAAAATCAGCAAGTGCAGAAATAATATACGGCTTGGCTTGAGGGTCAATACCGTATTTGTTTTGCACAGTTGAGGTTGGCATATTTGCATATAACCAATCTGGTCGTTCTACTAAAAAGCGAGTAAATCCATTTTGTTGATACCAATCCATAATGCGTAAGTTAGAATACTCAATAAGGTTTCTTGCTTCATATAGCATGCACATTTTTGCAGTAGCCTCGTAAAATTCTTCCCCAGTATTTGGCCTTCCCGTGTAAGAACAAACTTTTAAAACATAAGAAGACTGATTAGGATCAATAAATGCTTTTCCTATGTAGCAAGAACCAAAAGAGCCACTTGTTGTATCGGCTACTTTGTCCCGGTCATATGAGTCTGTTCCTGCAGCATATACATCTCGAGGAACCTTACCGGTTGAATCTTTATGAGGAGGTTCAACCATTCGATACGGCCCAAGTGGGTCATCGTACCATTTTACACCAGTAACAACTCCTTTTGAATCAACAACCCATTCTAAATTTACATTTCGCGTAACAGATTGTAATTTTTCATATTTTAAAAGTTCTAATTTTCTGTCTTTTAAAGCATGTATTGGAAATTCATTTCCATCCGGGCGCATGAGCGCTTCAGATGGGTTCATGGGAAACTGAGTGACTTCTTTTAATAAGGCGACTGGATTACCAGCCAACTTCGCCCGACGCTCAAGAAGCATCTTTTTTGACTCCTCCTCAAGACTATTTCCCTGTTCATCTACAACCAAATACTTATAACCGGGAATAAACAGGCCAACCCTAGCTTGGTCTCCTCGGGCATCATCAAGGGGTTCTTCTCCTTCCCATACATTGTCAAAAGGACGAATGCCATATCGACGAGGATTAAAAAATAATTCTTCAACCTCGTCAATTGAAGTGTTTTCTTCCCCACCAGTCCCAATCAAAAGACTCATTCCAGTCTTTTGACCCTCGGCCATCATAGCCGCATCCGTATACATTTTAGTTGCGACCAATCCCGGAAACATTCCTATCTCTTCATAAATTACAAGAGAAGGAGATGTACCTACGGCCGCCTGCGGGTCTGCTGCAGTAATTCGCCTAACTTCTGATAAATATCCAGTTACTTGTCGCTGTCCATCAATAACTACTTCATAAGCAGCCTTGATGTGTTCATTTGTATTTGGCGACCTGTTTTTGTAAAAAGCTGTTCCAACCAATTGATTCAACCCAGTTCGCATATCTCCAAAAGTCTTCTTCGCAAACTTTTCTTCCCCAGCCATAATAACCGTATAAGAATCCGGAAAAAAAGAGAACTCATATCCACCTACGCATCCAACCTTATACGAATAACCGGCCTGACGACGCTTCAGCGCAAGAAGGTCTTCTCCGGCTTTTCGTGCATCTTCAATAGCCCAAAACCAATCATAATCAATATCCAAAAATCTTGGGTAGAATAACCCTTTTCGCGTGGTGGACTTTGCCCCTTCCGAACTTTTTCCTTTTGCCCTAATCTTCCAAAAATTCAAATAGAAATAATGATTTCCAGTAATTGTAGTGTCACCAACTGTATATCCTTCGTAACAACGTTTGCGTTGCTCTTCCCACCACGACATGTACTCATACGTGTCCTGAGGCGCATTGGTTATACCCTCAGTTGCGACAGGAGAAAACGCCCTTGTATTTACAAATCCAGAATACTTGCGTTTCATTCAATATGAAATATTGACTCGATTTCCGCAGTCATGTGTTTTTTAATAATAGACAAAGCGTTTACCATTTGCTTATATCCCTGCTCTGTCTTGCAATTTATTTTTAAAACGCGCAATTGCTGAATGTCTCCAGATTTCCAGTAACCACCATCAATACACCAATCTTCATTTTCAAATTTATGCCGACCTGTAGTATAAGGTTCTTTTTTACAAGGACAATCAAATGCCTGAATTTCCGTTTTATCTTTTTGAATAACTGGTTTTTTAGAAATCAACAAACCACGCTCCTTCATAATTTGAAGTTGCCGTTCCCAACTGGGGCCTTTGTTATTTCGTGCCATTGGGTGCAATGTTATCAATAACAAGGCCAACTACCAAACCACTGGCAAATCCAGCAACACCCATTGGAAGCGGACGCTTATACCACGGCGTGGGATCTACAATTTGAAATTGCTTTACAGCATCAATTCGAACATTAGGGTCTTTACTCCGAACAATAAGATTTAATTCTTTTGGCCCAAATAAAGACTTGTTTTTCCAGTGATATTCTAAATGATAATCTGCTTTCATCGTGTAATTTAACCAAACACTATCAACAGAACAAAGCCCATTTAAACTAATCCATTCATTGGAATATTTAAAAGACTTGCCCTCAATTGTTCGACCATTTATAACAACAACAGTATCCCTTACGCCCAAAGCAAGACTATCAATGCGACTGGTAAGTAATTGAGTTGTCCTTTCCAACGTGCGAACAGGTCCCTCTAATTCTTTTCGCAATTGTTTTACAAGTGCCCGGTCACTATCTTTTAATTCATTACGAGAAACATAATTACTTGATGCGGTTGTAATTTGTAGCCCAAGCTTTCCAACCTCTTGTTTTACAATATTGTTTTCCTGAATATCTCGTTCAAGCAATTCATTTATGTCATTAGAGGAAAGGTAATTAGAAATAACACTATAACAAGAAAGTATAATCAATACAATCACACCAATAATTACAAGTAGGTTGTATGTATTTGGCTTGCTCATGATGGACGCATAATTGTGTGAATAACATCCCACGAACGAAAATGCTGACCAACGCCTTGCCCCTCTCTTGAACCAGCCCTGTTGGTGTTGCCTTCACTTGTTACGACACCATCTTTTCTAACTTGAATTACAGTCCCTATGTGTCCAAGTCGTTTAAGACTTGGATACCATAATAAAATTACATCTCCCGGCCGAACTTGGTGACGATAGGGTTTTTTATTACTGCTTCGCTTCCAAACAACCTTGCCAGCATTTGCCCATGAGGGAACCCAAGCATATTGCCTAGGTTTTCCAGTCGGTTCATATCCCACTTCTTTTCGAATTGCATAAGCAAAAGCCCCACACCATGGAGCAGGAAAATCAATCTCAACTTGCTTTAAAAAATAGGATACTTCTGGACCCCAATTGGAACCCACTTCTTCTACGCCATCATAAGCCAAAGCCCGGTGAACAATTAAGTCACCGGGCTTTTGACTAATTAATGTGGGTTTTAAAAACCCAATAATGAGCAACAAACCATGAATACGCCCCATACAAACCAAGGTTCTG